GTCGGTTGTCATCACAATCCAGCACCTTTACAGGATGCAGGACTGGAACACCTTATCAGGTGTACTCACGTAGAATACTAATAAATAAGGGATATTAAACCCTTAAAATTAGCATCCCAGTAGCCACGATGCCGTGCCTAGTGATCAGCAATGGCGGAATAATCTCTTGCGAGATTCCCATCATGCTGTATCTGATATTGCGAATACAACATCGATAGAGCGTCAAAGAAACTTTGACGGCTACCCGATATGTTGATCGTAGTACCGATAGCGGTCGAAAGACCGCCATCCGCTATAGAATAGCGAACGACTAGGGTTGCATCATGCACGACTGCGTTGCGTTTAGGTTTTATCATATGATAATACTTACACTCACGTAATCTTGCTACTGAGCTACGTTTAATGTAGCGGGGTATCGTTCGATTTTAGTCGACTCGATATCACACAGCGGTTGATTAGGCCGCTGCCCAGCCTCGTCGTAAACAAATGCGATGAGGTAGCGCATAGACGCCTGTGTCGGAACGTGTGCTCCCAGTGTTTAACACTCGGAGACACTCTTGCCAGCCGTCGACCTTGTATGTTTTACGTACAGGGCGGACGACCCAAGAGCGATACTCCATCTTATGAGTAAATCGGCTAAAACGCCGATGAATCCCAAGAAGACGGTTAGCTCTTGACTCGTTCACGTAGGGACGATACCAACCTATTACAGGAGAAGAATCCGTTCTCACTCGACCGGCAAGGTCGAGGTAACGATATTTCTCCCTTGTATATGGAAGAACGCCATAACGGCGCTCGACCATATCCCGTATAAGGTCAGCAGTCCCCCAGTAACCAGCAGACCATAGAGAGTTTGACAACTCAACATGGGATACTAGTTCACTTGCGTCTCTATACCCACGATGGCACCATATGGTCCGGAGTCGGATAGGTGTGACTTCGACGCCTTTGTAAGCGTCGCACCCGCAGGATTCTCGAAAGAACCCTGCCACACAGCACTTTGCCTCATTGAACCGAAGTCCAATAAGAGGGAAGTACTGTAGTAGGAGAGCATAGTCTTCGCTCCCTACAATAATGTCATCGCCATAAACATAGACGTTCGGACTCTTGCGAGTCCGATGTCGTCCATGTAGATGGAGCACGGCAAGAGCTAGTGCGTAGAAACATAACGCTTCAATGGGAAAGCAAACTGCTGAACCCATAGGAGCGAATGTAGCTAATCGCACTACCCTTCCATCAGGTAACCGCGTGTACTGACTCCGAGAGGCTACAAGCCCCTGAAGGAGAGAAGTACCACCGAATAGTCTTTCGACTAAACGGAGAGAAACGCGATCACTTGCGTCTTTCATATCTAGAGTCACGTACTTTTGAGTACGTGAAGACGTCAAGGCCAGACGCCGGTTAATCGATTGATCCGTAAAATTTACGAATCCTCGTGTTAATTGGTGCTCTTCAATCCAGGAGTATAATGACTTCTGGATTCCTTGCTGAATCCACTGTAATTCAAGTGGCTCTTTAGATATGAGTCGAGGACCTCGAGAATCCTTCGATACGAGAACGACAGAAGCCGTTCCGTAAGGAAGTAACTCGAGACTCGCCAGCCAATCCAATTGGTCTACGACTTGGTTTAATCCGAGTACGTAGTACTCCGTGAAGGAGTAGGTCTGTTCCACAGTGGAGTATAATCGGGAAAAGTTTGACTTTTCCCCGACTTCTTCACCTGTAGCAACAGCCCCCGGGCCATGTCTGGGAATAATATCCCGAACATCGAACCCATCAAAAAGACGACACAAAAAAGTGCCGGCCCTTTTAAGGATCGGTTGAACACAGTCAGGGAACTCAATGGAATCGAGTTCCGACTGCGTTGAGACGAACGACTCAATAACCGAACTTTCGGTCGTTTTGTCATATGGTAGTTTGAGCTTGTACAGAAAGTACAAGAACTGCCTGACGTGCTTAATTGCGGTTATGTCGGGTTCACACCGGACATATCCATCATCCGTGAAGATACGCTCTAGTAACCACCCGAGAAATCGGGGAATTTTTGTATTTGGTCTCAAGACGAAACCGCGTACAAGTAGAGGAGTATCGCTATGTAAAGCAAAATCAATCGCTTTACCTAGTTTAGGAAGGGACTTCGTTAAAAACGAAATCCCTTCTTTCACACATCTCGACCTCAATTTCTTGAGATCAAGATGAGACTCACGGGATTCAGGATAGCAACATGCTATGTCATGGTACAATTGTACGGTCAGAGAGACGTAAGTCTCTAGGCTATTACGGTCATCCATAAGGTAGACCTCCTAGCCAGAACGTACAACCAATCCCATAACACGACGAGTTGGCTTAAGGTTCGCCCGCTAAAACGCGGTCGATCTTCGTTTCGTCCAAAGTAGCTGCACTCGATGAAACACCGAGCGCACCTCTAAGGGCAGCAACGAGCGCTTGCCTATACTGGGCAAGCGAAATAAGCGTAGCGCCATCACTGGTGACACCCCCAACAGGGATGCCAATAACAGCGTAGGCGTAACAACTCATCATTCGTCCGGATGAATCGGGAACAGTCTCGATATCAAAACGAACGAGTGTTCGGTTCGTCTTCGCAGGCTTATTCTCATTGCTCACACTATGTGAGATCGTGAGTTTCGCCGGAAGAATATCGTTCGCTACAGTTAGCGAACCGACTCGAACCGATTTCCCTGGCGAGATATCCACAACTGCGAAATTCTGTGTTTCTAACACAGTGATCGCAGTATGGGCTACCAACGACAGGGTCTTAATAGCTAAGGGATCAGTTAACATTCTGGTCTCTTTCCGTTAAGGTTAT